GGTCATATGCAGTGACTGTGATCTGACCTTCATCTGTCTTTGGCTTTTCTGCAGTGTAATATCCCATCGGGACATATTCAATGGATGCTCCGACCATCATGCCGATCTTGATGCTTATCTCTTTCCCTTCGATTCTCTTTCCGGGATTCGTCATCTTGATCTTGGCATATCTGGACACTGCAGAGCCGATAGAGAAATCATCCTCACTATTTGAGCCACCCTCGATTGTGATCTCTGAAATACCATCCATAACGGTATTTCCGTTCCACGACAGTAATGCATAAAATGTTCTGGAATCCTGCTGTATCAGGTTTCCAAATTCTTCTGATGTCTGATACATGCAGGTCCTCCTTTACTCCAGCATGATGTCCAGCGCTTCCATATCTCTTACAGAAAGAGCGCTGAATTTATCTGTATCACATGCTTCAAGATCTGAGCATGTAAGTGTAATGACCTCAACATCTACTGCGATTTCCCGCAGCTCATCGAGTTCTTTTACAAACTCATCTTTCTTTCCTTCCAGGAACCTCGGTTCTCCGTGTTCGTCAAGTACGAACTTACCTTCCGCATCTTTAATCATGTACTGGCTCCGGAGTTCATCAAACGTGCTGTTGTATGCTTCTGCAGCTCCAGATACTGCCCTGATATTTTTATTGATTGCATATGTTACTTTTACTGGAAATCTCTTATCTTTAAGACCTCTGATTCCATTCAGGAAAGCAACAATGTCTTTATTCTTTACTTTCATTTCATCCTCCTACTGCTGGACCAGATCTACGGCTACACCAGCATATGTTTTTACGCCTTTTACATAGCTGTAAACAGGATATGTTGGTGTACCTGCATAAAACCTTTTCTCTACTTTGTTATTTGTTCCAGGATCCCTGAACTCTACATTAATGAATGCAGGATCTATAGCTTTATCAATCAACGCAGTCTGTGCCCGGGTAAGCGGCGGCCACTGGCAAGACAATGTGTACTTTCTTGCAATCACATCGCCTTTCATATCACCATTGCTTACTCGCCCTGTATTTTTTGACCAGATTTTTTCTTTCTTATATGTCAGCCCATTTAATTTCAGAGTGGGCATCTTCACTCCGTCGATATAGATTTCATCATCTTCTGAATGCAAAAGCCCACCTCCTTAATCAAATACAGGTTTGCCAGTTGATTTCTGGTAGTCCTGCCCCTCTACGCGTATCACTTTAAACAACTTCTTTGAATCGCCTTCAAGATATACTTTCACTTCCGTCTTTTGGCCATCTCCTCCGCTGAAACTTTCCAGTGCATTTACCATAGCTTCATATACACCCGCACGAATACCGGCAATGATCTGATTGTTATTGGCAACTGCATTCTTTCTTCCCATCCGGCCGACCATCTCTGGTCCGTTTTCACGGGCAACGAACATCTCTCCTGTTTTCGGAAAGCCACCTTTTGCATACCAGTTCAGTCCAAATGATGGCGTAGAAAAACTTACTGGTCCGACATTATGACTGTTCCAGGACACAGATATATGCGGCAGTGGAATATGGATAGATTTCAAGCCTGCTGCAAATCCCTCAATTGCCTGTGAACCTTTGTCCTTCAGCCAATCCTTTGCATTTCCAAGCTTATCCTTTACTTTCTTTGGAAGTTTTCCAACCCATGTCAGAATATTTGGAAGGTTATCTTTCAGACCTTTAAATAATCCGGACATGATAAAACCACCCTGCTCTGACATAACCGTCGAAGGAGAGTGGATTCCAAATGCTTTCTTGAAGCCATTGATAAACGGTTTAAATATATGGTCTTTAATCCATGATGCTACATTTTTCAGAGCATCTACGATTCCATTGAAAAGTCCACTAATGGTAAACTGTCCGTCTTTGTATGCTGTATCTTTCCACCACTGTACAACTTTCTTCCAAGCATCTCTGATCAAGCCCCAAAGAAATGCCGCAAAGCCTCCAAATGCTGCGCCAATGGCTTCTGATAACTTTTCAACAATGCCTTTCCAGTCAATATTGACCAGGAACTCCTGAACCTTTTTGCCTAACTGCTGCCAGTCTGTATTCTCTACAGCTGTGATGAACGAATCAAGAATACCTTTTACAACATTGCTGATCGTCTGTCCTGCAGTAGCAGCATCAAACATTTTAACAGCGCCATTGATTCCGTCAGAGATGGCTTTTCCCAAGCTGTTCCAATGGAAATTTTGTGCAAATGTGTTTGCAAATCCAATTGCTGTGTTTAATCCCTGAGAAAGAGTACTTCCCACCAGTCCCCAGTCTGTTGTCTCAATGAATCCGTTCAAGAATGTCGCAATGCTTTTTGCAATCCTATTCGTAGTATTCTTGATATCATCCCACGGAATATTCTGCAGTGCTGCATTGAGTTTACGGCCAACTATTGCACCAACTTCTGTGAAGTCTGCGTTCTTCCAGGAATCCTTGATCAGCTTCGCAAGGTCTTTAAATTTACTCTGGACAGCAGTGGTTTCGAACATGTTGTCAATACCACCCAGAGCACCTGTATCTGCCCCTCCGCTCGTTCCAGCGTTTGAGGATGAGTTATCATCCATCTTATTGATCTGGTCAAAACCTAACAGTGTACGTTTGTACTTTTCAGCTTCTTTCTGAGCTTTGTTAGCATTGTTTGCATTTTTCTTCAGTCCATTGGATGTGCCATTTAGACTTGCTGCATAATCCTGATTTACTTTCTTTGCTCGGACAATCGTGGATTTGCCAGTAAGAGCGCCCATGAGCTGTCCTACTGCATTCACAGCCTGAATGATCATCTGCAGGAACTGATTCAGAATCGGAGCTACTACATCAAGAATCGGAGCAAATGCTGTTGCAAGAGAGTTCTTCAGCTGTGTCAGTGAAGACATCAGCATGGAAAGACTTGCATTTGTTGAGCTTGAATACTGTGCCAGATTCTGGAAGCCTTCTTTTGCCCCGTTGATTGCTCCACGAATCACAAAGCTTGCAAACATGAATTTTGCAGTCATACCGATTGTTTTCAGTATTCCTACAAGACCTTTTCCGGATGTTCCAAGACCATTAAATGAAGATCTCGTTCTTTTTAGAATTGGAATCCCAGTAGCAAACTTCTGTATCAGCGCACCAAATGCTCCAGAAGCTTTCTGAATCAGACCACTTGCCAGTGATTTCACACCTGAGGTCACTCCCTTAAGAGCACCGCCAAATCCTTTTACGGCAACGCTTCCAAGCATACTTTTGATGGACACAGGACGCTGTACATCCGTCCCGTCAGTTTCCATCATCTTCTTGTCAGCCTGGTACATTTTCAGTTTTCTTTCAGCGCCTTCAATGTCATAAGCCAGTCCCCTCCAACTGTTACTTTCTTTATCAACTCCAAGATACTCTGCCTTATCTCTTCGTTCATAATATCTGTCGAGTTTAGCCTGCACCTTATCAATATCAGAAATAACATTCTTATACTCTTCAGTTGGTACTTTAATGCCTGCCTTGATCTGGAATTCTTTTGTTTTGTCTTTCAAGGAAAATGATGCAAAGGAATCTTTAATTTTCTTCATAGAAGCACGCACTGAACTCAGCGTTTTACTGCTTTCCAGATTCCTGAAAGGATTTTTCATCTTTTCAGTTTCTTTCTGAATGGCTTCTACTCCACGCTTCACTTCCTGTCGACTCGATTCCAGCTCTTTTTTCAAAGAACTTGCATCACCTTCGATTTTGACCTGCATCTTATGAAGTGTATCACCCATGGTCTCACCTCCCTCCATTAAAAATCCACCGGAACATCATGCCTGTCTCCGGTGGTTGAATGCTTCGTTATATTCTCTTCGTCTCTCCATATATTCCTGCCACTGTCGTTCTTCCTCATCCTTCTCATAAGCCTGCTGTTCTTCTTTAAACAGATCAGGATAGAAATCCCACGGCTTCAGGAATGGTTTCTTGCTGTCATCAAATAATAATGCAATATTGGCAGCGATTGCTTCTGCCAGTATGCAGTTATCTGAAATCCTGTTCTTTCGTTCTCTTTGCAGTCTTCTGTATGCACTCTCAATCAGGTCCACATTCTCAGCTATAGAGCAGTTCCAAAATGTTTCCATGGATATCCCCACATCAAGAGCATTTTCATACAGTTCCTGGACAAAATCAGTCAGGCGTTCCCAATTTCCTCCATCAGGGTTTCCGCCTGCTCTGTAGTAAAAAAACCGGATACTGATAAAGTCGGAAGTATAACTTTTGTATAAAGATCTGACTGGTTTCCACCTTCTTCATCTGTCCAGATATCATACAGATTCTGAATCTTCGGGAAAGTCATGCCATGCTCCCATGGTTCCATAGCAGCCTGAATGATCGTCAGCATCACTGTCAGCGGCGGAATATCATCCAGCATGTTCATGATATTCTGATGATATTTATTTTCCAGCTTATTGATTGTGGATGCTTTCAGCTTTAAACGATAATCGCGCCCTTTCACATTCCAATAATGGAAAGGTTTTCTCTTCTCTTTCTTTTCTTCCAGAGATACCACGGTATCTTCTGTGTTTTCTGCTACATCATCTAATCCACCAAGATTTTCCATGCTTTACCTCCTTATGCCGGATCAGTCTGTTTGATTTCAGACTGTACTGCCATTGTTACTTCGAATTCAATAACACCATTTACTCCGCCACCAGTCCGTTTAACAGCAAACTGAGCAGTAAACTCTGTGACTGTGCCATCTTTTGTCTTCTCCTGGAAATCCCAGACTTCTTTTTTAGCCGCAGCATCTCTCATGACTCTGTATGGACTAGCTGCCTTGGTATTATCGTATTTGAACTTGTATACCATATCCGGAAGATCACCAATGCCCTGTTCATAGATTTTATGAGGATCTGTCAGGCAAGTGTTATCTTCTTTATCGATTTCTGTTCCTACTTCTGGAATTTCTTTTAATCCCGGAAGATCTGTGTAGGCTGCAGAATTGCTTGTACCGTCTGTGTGTTTTCTATAGCCTAATGTTGTTCCATTTGCTAACATGCTTTTTCTCCTTTCTAGGTCCAATAGACCTCATCAGAATCCATGTCAATGATTCCTTCATAACGCATCTGCTTATGTTTCATTCCTGATGGATCCGAAACATCCTGACATTCAGTTCTCTTCAATCCGGTAACTTTCATTGCCTTATCGACTGCAAGAGTTGTCGCAGATGTGCTGTCACGATTCCAGATATCAATCCTGTATCGCACATAAGATTTGTCTTCTCTTATGCCTTCGCTGTCAGAACTCCACTCATATACATTGTTTTGTTCTTCTGTGTACTGGATCGTAGAATCATCCGCCCATGTTCGCGGATAAGAATCAGAAACATTCTCTGTAACACTACATAATGCGTTATATACCTGTTCTTTTATATTTTTCATTCGAGTACCTTTCCTATCTCAGCCCGGAAGCTTGCTGTCATATTACTTAAGATCTTATCCTCATTGTCATGCAATGCCGGATACATGAAGGGATGTGCCGGCTGTCCTGTACACTGATAGAATCGTCCTTCTGGAGCATCGATATAAAACCATCTGTACTTCTCAGCTACCCTGCGATCAACCTGACTTTCATGAATCCACCATGGTGACTGCGTATAGACTGGTGTAACATCCGGAGAAATGCCTGCGTGATCTGCCTGACCTTTCGGACCGGTGCCAAACTCCACATACGGAGCATAAGCCTTATTGGTCCAGCAGGTTCCAATAGCTCTAATAGAATCTCCTTCAACATCTGCAGCTATATCCTGCTGTAATTCACCGGTATCTATAGGACAATTCAACGTAGCCGCCAGCCGCACTATCTGGATGACTTCGCCCACAGCCCGTTTCATATCAATCTCTGCCAGCTGTTTCAGCTTTTTATCGAGTTCATCTGCATCACTCACAACTTCTCCACCTCCAGAGTAAGCATTCTATACGGCTTAATGGAAATGATCTTATAATCCGGTTCCCTGTCGCTTCCAACAAAAAGACAGATTCCATCAGATTCCTGAATGTCCGTTCCATTTTCAAGGATGTAATGTAGCCTGCCCTTTTCATCCGGCTTTATCTCATATTTTCCAGATATCCGCAGATTTCGGATATAATTCAAGCGCTGCCCATATTGCTGAGCCTGTACTTTACCTGATGCCGGCCAGGATTCTCCTTCAAAAGAACTGGCAGTACCATATGTTTCTCTGGTACTGCCTTCTGAATCCTTTTCAACTACTCTTTTTTTATGATAATATGTTTCAACTCTGCTTCTCCGGAGCCTCATAAGTCTTCCCTCCTACTCTCGCAAGCCGATATCTGTTCATGGTATCGTAGATCTGCTTTGGAGCATCATCGAAAGTATAACTTTCTCCGCCCTCACTTCTGCTCTTTTCACCTTCAGTTCCCATCCGGTTTAGCGCAATCACTGCAAGATCTCTGACAGCCTTTTCCAGTCCGGTAACGATATGCGTGCGATTTGTATAGGATAAAACGAAAGTCTCTGCATCCTCTAAAAGAAGCTGCAGAAGCTCTTCGTCTTTCTCACCGGTGATCTTTTTCAGCTTTTCCAGCTCGGTCATCTGATCACTTCCTATCAGCCATTAGTAATCAAGCGTGCCATCGGAATAGCCTTTGGATCAAATGCAATATTCCAGTTTGCTGTTGCGAACAGCTGATCATCTGTCGGAGATTCAGTCCAGCTTGATTTTGGTTTTGTGAAGCTGAATCCATTCGGATGGATAGTTTCTCTCATTCTGGTGATCAGCTCATCCTGGCCACCATTCTTCTTTGGATCACGATTTGTTTCAACAGGTACATCAACACGACCTTTTGCAGTACGGATAACTCCCTGTCCAAACAGGTATGTTGTATACTTCTTCAAATCTTTGTTAGCATCAGAACCGCCAACAGCAACACACGGTACACCATCATCAACAATAACTGTGTATCCATTTGCAGATGCAATATTCATTGGACGCTGAATGCCATTTGCATCTGTATACTTCCAAAATTCCAGAAGCTGTTTGTTCTCCAGTGTTTTTGCTACATCGGAATGCATGATTGCAAGGCCAAACTGATCTTTATGGTCACCACAAGCCATTGTTGCAAGATCATTGAGGTCAGTCTCTGCAATATTTCTTGCAGTGGCAGATTTTGAACACAGGTCAAGGGTGTGACTCTCGTTCCATTTCTTTGCATTTCCCGATACACCAGTAATACCAAATACAGCATCTGTGATGCCAATCAGACGTTTCTGGCGTCTCTTCTGCCAATATCTTGCAATTGTAGCTACGATATGTCCCATCGGATCAGCACCAGAAAGTTCTGCAGTAAAGTTACGAGCAAAGAATCCTTTTGCTCTGCCATATACGATACCACTCTGAGAACCACCAGATACCTCTTCCACTTTGATGTCAGTCTGACCATCATAGTTCTGATCTTCTCCATCAAGTGTGTTGTAAAACGGAATCGTGTAAAAGTTTCCGCTGTTTGCGATTCTTTCCGCAATAACCGGGTCTTCTACAACAGCACCAGATTCGATCATTGCTGTGAGATACGGATCCGGTGCTTCATTCCACATCTGCATAAATAATTCCTCATCAAATGGAATTCCAAAAATTGTTCCTGCCATTTACTTTTCTCTCCTTTTTTTTATTTGCCGGATAACTGCTTGTACAGATCCGGATTTTCTGTTTTCAGTTTCAGTCTTTCTGCGTATCCCATCTTGGAATACATTTCTTTTGTGATGCCTTCCTGTCCTGAAGCTTTCTTCGGTGGCTTTCCACCTTTCAGCTTTTCTTCCACAGCTGCCTCAACAGCTTTCTGGAAGGTTACTTTTACAGTCTCCATAGACTTTTTGCAAGCATCGGCATCTGTATAATTCAGAATCTCCGCAAGTTCCTGCGGAAGGCCATCACCAGCAAGTGTGTTTCTTGCCTCTGCCATCAGTTCTTTGCGAGTAATAGCAGCTTCTCTTTCAGAAAGTTCTTTTTCTTTCTTCTGCTGCATGTACTGTGCTTTCTCTTCTTTTGTCATCTTTGCAAGTTTCTCAGCCTCAGAGAGCTTATCATCCGTCAGTGCCTGCCATTTCTCCTGAGCATTGGTCACTGCCGTATTGACTGCCTTCTGGACACGCCTGTCAAACTCTGCCTGATTACCGCCTGTTTTCAGGAAATCATCAAAAGACAGAGGTTCATTCCCATCTGAACCGCCTGTTCCACCAGCTCCGCCGCCATTACCGCCTTCATCACCGGTCCCAGCACCGTCTCCGCCTTCTGCAAATAACTGCAGGTTCATTGGAACTTTACACATTGCTTTGAATACTTTATTTCTCATTTCTTATCCTTTCCGCCCAGCCTATTCACTCTTGTGCCCGGGCCATTCGTCTCAGATTCTGTAGTTTTACGTCATTTCGGACACAAAAATAAGACGCTTCACCCCGCGCCCCATAGGGAGATAACCGGATCACCTTATCCTTTCTCCTTACTTGCTGCCTTTTCTGTTTCTTTGATAATTTCAGCAACACCTTCCTGAATCAGATGTTCTGCTCTTTCATCATCAACATCCAGAATATCGCCAACTTAAACGATTTTCTTTAATTTGACATCGCTGTAGCGTTTAATACACTTTACCTTCATTGTTCTCACCTCCCTCAATCACTGTGTGTTGCTTTTAATCCAAACTCTGGAAGGAAATTAATCTCGTAATGATATTTGTCTACAGCTGATCCGGAAATATCTTCGACCACATACATGGTGTAGTCATTCAGATACACATAATCTTTCTGATATTTGTTATCCGCTGTCTCAATGATCACTTCCAGCTCATTATCAGAATTGTTCTTCAATGCAAATGTTCCAGTCAGTTCCAGAAGAATGGTATCTGTCCTTGCATTCAGAACCGTAAGCTTCCTGGTCACATTGAAGTTATCTGCCTCTTTGGAAATGTTGTAGCTCACCTGATCTGCTTCGGCACATCCTGTAGCTGTAATACAAATCAGGAGCACCAGCGCAAGTACTACTGCAATTTTCTTTTCCATGTCTTATTCCTCCGTATAATCTTCAATAATGGTTTCAATGCCATATTCGATAGCGCAAGTATTCTCAATCTTACATCCTCTGGCCTTGTCCCATCCTTTAGCAAAGTATGCCACATCCGCAGTTGCCAAAAGTTTAAGAGATTCGCCTAAATACCAAAGCGGCTTTGCATCTGCCGGTGCTGATTGAAAGAAAGAATCAATCACTTCTATAGGTTCACCGACCTGCTTCTCTGCGCTTTTGATTGCTTTTTCTCTTACTGCAAGGATTTCCTCGTCTGTCTTGCCTCTCATTGGCTGACTGATAAATAGCTTTTTCATATTTCAAGTCCTCTCTTTCTTAAAAATGAGTATAAAAATACCACCGGTCATTTCTGACTGGTGGTATCAGTTGGTTTGATAATAAATATCGTCCCTTATTGATTCAAGCATATAAGTTTTCTCTGATGGCTCGTGCTGTGCATCCATCCAATATACCGATTCATCTTCTATGTACTCCATAAAATCAATGTACGTATCTACATCAATTTCAAAAGTCGTATCTTTCTGTGTTGACAATACTCTTTGTACCAATTCGCTGTTCAGGTATTCTCTTTTTAAATATTCAATCTGCTTTTCATTTAATTTAAACTTTTCCATTCTGAATACTCCTTAACAATCTTTCGTTTGTTGGATTGCACTGAATCAATATTCCTGTGTCTGGATCTACCGAAACTGTTGCTTTCTCTCCGATATATTTCTGGCTTCTTCCACCTTGTGAATCTGTTCTTATTGCCCTGACAATTACCGGTTTCTCCAGAACGCCCTGTATCCCTTCCACAGTTACTCCCGAACGTGGTCTTCCTGTTTTTGGGTCTCTCATGGTTCCTATTACTCTCTCCATGAAATGTTTGCTCTGTCTGGTTACTGCCGTTCCCTCAGAAGTTTTTGTACCAACAACTTTTTCATTGATTTCACCATAGATTTTCTGATAATTCTTAAATCCAGATAACGGTGATATCATGCCATTCTTCACTGATCGGGCATAAGTTCTAAGAAGTTCCCATTCCTCAGGACTATTATACTTCATTTCCTGGAAGTCTGCAAAATATTTCGGCATATCTTTGCCAAGGATTTCTCGATATTTATCGAACTGTTTTCGATCACTGGATGCATTCTTTACAGCTTTCTCCTGAGCTTCAGCCTTTGTATTTCCCTTGACATATTTCTGATACCATTCATCATATGTCATATTTGCAGGAACTTTCTCAGTACGTCCGGTTTCCGGATTATAAGCCGCTCTTGTCATCCTGGACAGTGTCTCATCATCAATGTCACTGATTGTGGTAGATCTGCACCACGGATGCATCGGCGGATAGTTCTTTCCAGCTTGTCTTTGTGACACCAGGAAGACTTTCCCATCCAGTTCCCGACATATCTTACTGGTCCGTAAGTCCAGTGTAGCAACATAACGATATTTCTTTATGCCACATTCTTCATATGCCTGTGCTGTCAGCTCTCCGGAAAAGAAACAGCTCTCCGTCCTAATCAGTCGTCTTGCCTTGATTGCACCACCACCGAACTTCTCAGTGATGACTGCTGCCGTTTCCCTGTCTGTTCTGCCAGTCAAAAGACTTACCAGCAGTTCATCTTTTACCGTCTTTGCAAGATCATCCGTGTTTTTCCAAATATGCTTCGAGTAATGTTTCCCAGACCAGTTCATCCGGAGTGCCCGATCAATCTGCTTCTGATCGACATGAGAAAAGCTAAAACCTAATCCAGTCTTACGCTGTGTATTGTATATTGTCCTATAATAGGCATTCTCAGCAAGCTGTTCAAAAAAGCTCGTATCAAATTGCTGTTCCTGCTGATATACATTTTCCATGACTGTATCAACCTTCTGTAGAAGTCCCTGCAATCTTTCAATCCTTGCTCTGTATGCTGGTGCTTCCAGCTCCTTGAGCAGTTCCTGCTTATTTTCTCCGGAATCCTTATTCTTCAACTCAAGAAGCAACTTCTGAATGGAGTCTTTATCCTGGATACTATTTAGGAATCTCCAAGCCTCAGCTTTTGACAATTTATGTTTTGTCATATATTTTTCAAATATATCCTGCGCAGAAAACGCGATCTGAGCGGATGCAGACCTGTATATTCTGGCTACAAGATCAGCAGTATCTTCTGCATCAGCCATACGTTCATACATGTCCCAGGCGGCTCTCTTTTCCCAGTAATCACTCATCTACCTTTTTCTCTTCTGTTTTCTTTTGTGATGATTTATCCGGATCATTCTCTTCCGGAGGGTCATTTCCCTGCATGCCGAACATCTCCTGCTGCTGTTTCAGGCTCTCTTCGGATTCTTTCTTTACTGCTGCCATCTCCTCATCAACATCCTCGACAAATGGAATCTGAGCAAGCAACGTCTTCTGGCTCACAATACCTTTGAGATTAGATACCATCTGAGATATCTCCAGAAGATTCTTTGGAAGAGCTCTGGTGAAAGTCATTGTGATTCCTTCCGGATCCACAATTTTTTCTTTCATCGAAAGGAATCTGCAAAAGATATGTATTCTTTTTCTCAGGCCTTTGCGGTAATATCTGGTCTTGATCTTCGTGATATTTTCCATACCAAGAAGCTTAAACTCCATAGCCACGCCTGATACATTGCCGCCAAAACTTTCATCCGTCATGCATGGGATATGCGAAAACTTATGAATATCCTGTTCAACGGCTTTCTTCAGGATCTCAACACCAGCTTCATCAAATGTCCTTGTCAGATACTCTGCCTTGGTACCATCTGGCATCTCCAACAATTTTTTCTTTTTAAGGTGCTTCATGGCAGCCTCTGCGCCATCCTTTTGTTCACCGTCTTCCTCTATCTCATCATCTACAAGCAATGTTCCATAGATGGCAAGAATCGAATCAATGAACTGTTCTTTATCAGTAATTCGATCACTCATCAATGCGTTATATGCATCGATCAGCGGAATCTGCAGTTCAAAGTCACCGATTGCAAGCTTATTGTTCAGATATTCAATGATCGGGATTTCTCCCAGATAATGAGGAACTGGCTCTTCTGTGGTCTCCTGGCTACCATCAGTATTCAAGATACTTAACTCGAATTTATAATTCTGAGTCAATATCGTAGCCATGTACTGAGTCGTTTTTGTTCCGGAATCATCTTTTTTTGCATAATAATAGACAGCAAAGAGTTCATTTTCCTCAATGCTGTCATCTCTTACCATAAAGGTATTCTCTGCAGAAATATTCTTATCACACAAATATGCTTCATTTTCTTTCACATAGATGTACTCATATGCAAGGCCGTATATTGAAAGATCTAATCCATTATCACCATCTACTTCATCAGCTCCGGCAACCTCTAAAGCTTTTGTCAGTTCTGCGATATCATTCTCTGATTTATAGGACACTGGATTACCAATGAAATAGCTGCTGGCTGTATCCGAGATATCCTTTGCATGGTTACATACCAGCTTATTTTCTCGGTTCTCATCATCCAAGATCTTATGTTTGCCCCGGTAATAGTTCATATTCTTTTTCAAACGACCAACAAGACCGATGTGCTTACCGATTAACTTTCTGATCATCTGCTTATCAGGTCTGAGTTCGTCAAACTCATCCCTTGGAATCGTAAACGTATACATCTCTCTCACCTCCTGACTTCTCTAAATCTTGCCATCTTATGACCTAAGATTGTACTTACAAAATACCTTACAGCATCCATGCTGTGATCATGCTGTTTTACCGGCTTATCCTCACCATGTTCCATTGCTTTTTCATCCCAGATATAAGAAGCAAATTCTTTTATCGTTTCTACGCAGGAAGAAACAAAAACAAGTTTTTCCAGATTCAGAAGCATTCCAACCAGACGGATTCCATCCAGTACATCATTGTTTGCTTTCAAAACTTTGTATCCTCGCTTCCGAAGTTCTGCGATAAAAGAAGCGGCCGATGGATCCACGATGATCGCTTTAATCTTCGTTCCATCAAGCCACTCTTTCAAGTCGTCTGCATATTCTGAATCTGTCTTTTGTTTGCCTTTATCTCTTCCGGAATAGTAGTACTCCCGAATACAGTACCATTTGCCGTCTCTGCCTTTATTCCATAGCAGGAAGACTGTTGCATTCTGAGTACCATAGTCACAGGATACATACCGATTACCATCTATGAGTAACTGAAAGAAATCTTTGATATTTCGAACATGCTTCTCTTCATCAAACATATCATAGATGATGCCCTCTGCTGCCGCCCACAGTCCCAGGATGTAACGTTTGAAGAAAACTCCAATGTACATGCTCCGGTATCTGGCTTTGATTTCTTCGTCCAGAGAGAGGTTGTCATCCATTGTAAAATGCAAATACAGAATATTCTTCTGTTCGCACTTATCTATCCAATTGACCTTGAACCAGTGATACGGTCCATCAGGGTTACAGTTAAACCAGAACTTGGAACCTTTCACTGAGCATCGTCCGGTTGCCTGATTGACAAAAGACTCTGGCATCAGAGCAACCTCATCAAAGAACACGCCTGCCAGTGTAATACCCTGAATCAAATCCTGTGATCTCTCATCCTTTCCGCCAAAGATGTAGAAGTAATTCTCTTTGCCATCTTTTCGGATAGTCAGAAGATTGTCTGCTCTGTGATCCGTGACCAAATACCCTCTGGACCGGAGCATCAGCTTCAACCAAAACAAGACGTTTCTCCGGAAGGAACCAATAGTCTTTCCACACATTGCAAAGTTCTGCCCGGAAAACGAGCTCATCGCCCACATAACAAATGATAGTGACATGCTAATCGTTTTTCCTGATCGGATAGCTCCATCAGCTATGATTCCATCCTTGTCATGTACCGGTGACTCTTTGCACCACCAGGTAAGAACCTGCTTCTGTTTTTTTGAAAATGGAAAAAAATGAAATGTCTGACCGATCTGGCTGTTACCCCGATTAGTCTTCATTTTCTGCAGTTTCTCTTTCAGGGTTTTGATCTTGTCATACATTCTCATCACCCCAAACATCCACCGCAGTCGCATTCATTGCATCCAGAAATCCATCATCTGTGGTATTCTCCTCAACGTTATCCTGTTTCAGCATTGCAAATTCAAGCTGCATAGTTGCAAGCTCAAGTTTCGCATCATCATATCCAAACTTGTGAAGTGTCTCAATTGCTTTCTGCTTTCTCGCCTGGACTCTGGTCAGCGCATCTTCAATGGACTGAATCTGTCCAAGAATTCCTTCGTACTTCTTCAGTTCAGTAGGCTTGCCTTTTTCTATACCGGAACTAAATTCTGTTACGGACATTCCCGAAGGAACATGTTCTCCATCAGAACCAGCTCCAAGTTTCTGTTCTTCCATCTGTCGCAGCTGATCAACGCGCTTCAACATCCGTCTTTCACGTACTGTCAGAAGTTGTATCTCCTGCAGGAGTAGCTGTTCCTTATCCGGCTGTACTGTCTGAATCAGCTTCTGTTCATCTACATCCAAGGTATCAAAAAAGAGCGCTTCAAACTCTCCTGTCTTAACTGCGTTCTTATTTCCCGGTGGCCCGTTGCCACCATGACCTTTTGCATTTTTGTTTCCCGGCTGACCACCTTTTCTTCTTTTGGAGCGTTCCGTATTTTTACGGAGCGTTCCATTCAATTGTGTATCCCAGGAATCCTTTGATTTCCATCCTCGAATTGTTCCAGGCGAAATATTCAGTTGACTTGCAATCTCAACCAAATCAATCTTTCCGCCATATTTTTTATATATTTCAAAAGCTTTATTTCGGTTCGGATCTCTCGCTCTTGCCAAGCCTCACCACCTCTCATTCATTTCGTTTTTGATATTTACTAAAATACAGTCCTGCCAGCACCATAATGACGGCCGATTGCCGCCATGCCGAAAGGAGGTGCAAACACTTACATACAGTGAATCCATGCCTAAAGTATGTATGTGCTGGTGCTGTGCACGCTGTATGAAAATTGGCATTAGAAAAGCACCCCGAAGGGTGCCTGTTAAATTAATTATCATTTTTCTTTTTACATGTACTTGCGATTAGAACTCCTAAAAATATCAAGCATAAAAATATATCTATCAAAGATATTCCCAAACACGCTGCAAGTATTCCCCACAAAATACGTGAAAAGCAATTTTCCACAATAACAACTGAAAAAATCACAATCATCAAGAGTAATTCTATGCACGTTAATGTGTACGTATAAATTACCGTTTTGAAATGCTCTGTTGCTTTTATTTCTTTGGTTAAATAACTTCCATCAAAAGCAACCAAAATTGATTCAGCTGTAATAATAAAGCCCAATGATGTTCCCCATAGACTTAGCATAGTTGTCGCAACACTAATCATTCTTGAAATATCAATTTGGTTTTTATCAAGAAATTGCACGCGTACTATACCAATTATAGTGCCAACCAATAAGGGTATAACTAATATACCAGTTCTTCTTAATGCATGTTTTGCTCCTCTACTCATTTTCTTCATTCTCTTCCACGCAATCATCGACCACTACATCATCAAAATAATTCTCTGTCAAGCCATAAATGCTTTCAGAATCAATACTTCTATTTTCAGTGAGTACAAATTCTGACTTACATACTAATTTATCACTCAGCAGATCTATACTATCTTTATAAGTTCCCTGAGACACTCTAAATTTCTGAATTTGTTCTCTGTTATTATCCACAAAATCTTTCATTTTTTCAATCTCAATAGGAAGTTGAAACCCCTTCTTCTTGCTAGTTTTTCTTCTTTTTAAGACAACTTCATATACATCAACATCAGGAATGTCCTGTGTAAATGCTTGAATCATTCCCATGTCATCTCTTAAGATTCTTCTCATTTCAGGAGAATTTTTTACTCCTAATTCGAATAAACTATACTCCCCGTTATCTATTAATTTTTCAAATGCATCTTTCCTCATTTTTCCCTTGCAACTAAAATGTGCTATTTTCTGATCAAAATTAGGAAGATAAAAAGAAATTGCACTCGGCCTTGCACCATTAAAATTGAATTCGGCTCCCATAACACCATATTTAGTAAACAGTACGCAATGTGTTATTTCTGCAATATTAAAATCGCCTTCAATCACTGATCCAATATTTGTCAACTGACCACCTTGTTCAATATAAGGCAACGCATCTAACCTGCATAATATTATTCTAAATCGAATAATTCCAGAGTCTTTATCAATATTGTCTACTAAAATATATATCCTATCCCCATTAATAGTATTCTGCTCTAATTTCTGAAGAATTTGTACCCGCTTTAATTTGTCCGTTTCTTTTGCTAAATTCTTATTTAATTGGTCTATAGTTTCAAAACATTTTATTATTACATCACTCTGCTTTTTAATTCTCGTCATTCCTTTATTATTTTCAAGATTTTTATATGCAGCTACATCATAATAATATATGCTTCTGTTTACTTTATCCTTTGCCATACGCTTTTCCCCCATAAAATATAATTTGCTTAAATCATACTCCACAATCCGACATTTTTCAACAAATAGTGTTTCTGTTATATATCTTACGAGGTATTTGTATTATAGAACATTTGTTCGCAAATGTCCATATCGGAAAACTGTACAAAAAGAACCCCGTAATTTCTACGAGGTTCCTTCTGAAAATTATATTCTTGGGGTAGAATATTTTTATCTTCTCTTTTCGGAGAAGCGGGGAAAGAGCCGCCGGTCTTTAAGCCTTTGGCTACATTCTCATCATACAACGACATTACCGACTTTTCCGACCTTTTTTTCATTTTATCCCACATTTTTTCAGATACGCATCTCTGATATGTAATCTCGGATAATCTTCATTGTGCGGCATGCCAATCTGCTTCGCAATCGCCTTCCACGTCATGTTCTGTTTGTAGAACATCCGGAACACGCATCTGGTCTGTCCGTCCTTGATGTCATCAATCCACTGATCCATGGCTTTGACCTTCTCTTTCTTGCGCTCCAGAATCTTCTCCCGCCGGTCATACTTCTTCTGATCAAAACCTACAACACTCTGTGGTCTGGGATAACCGGTCTGGTAATCGAAGATCGTATCATTCCCAAGTCCCGCCTCTGTATTCTTCATCATCAGGAGTTCCAGTTCCAACACCGGTATCTCCTGTTTCAACTTCCGGTACCGGTCCAACATATCTCTGGTTACTTTAATCCCCATTACACAACACCTCTCATCATCATTTGCAGCTGTATGTATGACGGTGCTGTACGATATCTCTTATCGTCTTTCAGTAACACACAATACTTGTACAGTTCAAGAACGATATAGGTTCTCTGGATTTTTCTGGCCGGCTTATGTTCTTCTCTGTACATTTCAGTGAGTACAATCTTCTGACCGCGTTTCAAGCCATGCTCCTTCTCACGTAACTGCTGTAATTCTTCCCAGTGGGTGTTCTGCATTGCCTGTCCGGAAGTCGGATCCGGATAACCTTCGTGATTTTTATATGCCATTTTATCACTCCTCTCCCCAGTCAAGTTTTTGTCCACCTTTATTGCAATACAGGCTTGATCTATACAACCCTTCTGCTCCACAAATAGGACAATCCCCTTTTGTTGTATAATATCTACCTGAAAAATCTGGAATAGACTTCATATTTTTAGGCTTCTTCGATATCTGCTTTTCATTAATCACTCTATAACACGTCAGCTTTCTTCTCTGAATATCATATTCAAAATTGTGGGCTACTCCATATTCTGAACTGTAAAAAACTCCTACAAGAAACGGTTTTCCACTCCACCTACCTTTAGATTCACATTTGATGATTCCATACACTTCTAAATCCTTGCACCATACTGGTTGTCCTGACATTTGCCTTAATTCTTTCAGTGTTAGTTTATCCATTCTTCATCTCTCCCTATCCCTTCCCTGTATTTACAACCATTATCAACACATGTTATTTTTCCGTATCTAGGAGATGTTGGATTCTTACATGTTGCATAGTCATGTGAATAATGTTCGCATGTATAGCAACATTCCAGTGACATCAAATATACTGGTATCTGTTCAGGTGTCCTTGCCATTGTTCCTCATCTCCTTAAATGCTTTCTCTGCATCTTCGCTTCTGCCGTAGGTGATCAGCTGTGCTCTGCCATCTTTCAGATATTCGATTGTGGTGTTGCTCGTCATTCTGGGATAATGGATTTCTTCCCACTTCTCGGGTGCTGGGGCGCGATCAGTTATCGCTGGACAGCTATTGTGCAAAACGCATCTGCTACACAGAATCATTCCTTCCTGCTGTTTGCAGAATTGTATCAGCGTATTATATGCAGCAATAGCAAGCTCCGGTGTGATGTCCAATTTCTTTGGTTCTGCATCCTTGACATCAAGTATTTCAATCATCTTCTACCTCCTCAAAAAAGAAATCCGCCAAATACTGTTCTTTTCCCAAATCATCTTTAAAGTAAAAATCTGCACAATCTCCATATCCTTCTACTTTGTAGATCTCGTATATTTTTCCCGGTGTCACGTTTTGAATCCAATGCGTTCCTACTGTTTCACTGAAGAACTTCTTCAAGCTTTCCTTTTCCGTTACCTTTGCCTTAAAGTTTACCTTTCGTTCTCCAGTAAACGGATGCCTGTCTAAATC